ACTAATGCAGTCCTTTTTGACATAACTCTTCTCTTTTGTAAGTTTATTTAGTCGAACTTTCTATAAGCAGGAACCCCATCAGGGTCTAGCCATTTAGTATATTCGTAGTCTTCTATAGCATAATCCAATTGAATAGAATTATCAAGGAGATACATGTCATTATATCTTCTTGTATATTCATTAAACTTTTGAATACGATAATCTGGTTTACCATTCAATTCAATAGTACCAGCATCAACATAACGGTATGGGAACCGTTCCATAATAACAGTCATTTCAGATTACTCCTGAAGATCTTCTATAATACATTCTATCACAGCATTATAGTCCGCGTCAGGGTCTTCACCCGATAGATCGATATATTGTAGCCCTTCGTAATATCTTTTTACTTTCTTGTATAATTTGGGATTTTTTACATCCAAGAATATTTCTTTGTTTGCTGCAGCACGTAAAGTGTTTAGATCCTTCTTAAACTTAGTAGATAGAGTCATTGCTCTGTAATAGTTTACGCAAATATTATAGAGGAGAAGATCTTATAAGTCAAGTCTCTGCTCCACCTCCTGTGGTCTGCATACGGATCCATTCTTTCTCTGCTTCTTTCTCCTTATCCTTTCGGATATCTTCATGAAGTTTTTTAAGTGCCTTCTCTTCTTTAGTAAAGTTTTTCATACTCTCACCACCACATCACCACCATCATCGTCATCCTCATCTTCATCATCCAACTCTTCATTCAATTCAATAATACGATTTTTAAGAGATTTATATAAAGGATCTTCATCCTCCTTTTCTTCTCCAAAATTTACAGTCATTAATTCATCTCCTGGTTGAACGTTTTCCAATTCGGGATGAAGATCTTTTAGGATTGTCTTCGGTTTATTTAGTTTATTAATATCACTAACGTTTCTAAGTATTAACATCACAGCACCAACCCCCAAAAGCAGGGAAGTAATGATGAATATGATGTTAAACAAAAGTGTCATTTAGTTTTTCTTAAGGGTACTTCTATAGTCCATGAGGATGATTTCAATTCAACCATATCAAAATTCTTTTTAAATTCTTTCTCTCTTTCTTTTCGTTCCTTCTCCATCGTCACCTCAATAGTTTCTATTGTTGTAGAACCATATTCAGGAATAGTGAATCCAAAAGAACTACACTCCTCTGACTCTGATAAATCTATACCACAATCTTCAGCGTAGTCCCATATAACCTGATCCACCTGACTAAAAACAGAATCAAAGGTTAACCTCTTTCTTAAATCATTTGCAATATTATCTATATGTTCATCTGCTAAATCCACTCCACAAGGTCTTGCCTTGACCAATTGATTAAGATTGATAACAATCTTGCACTCATTGTAAATTGCCATTACGATTCATCTCCATCTTTTAAGTGATCAATTAATAATGCGAACCATATTACACCCAATATCATTATAGCAAATATTCTAATAGAATCGGGTGATGTGTCAATCATCGTTTTACGTCATGGGCACACCCATCTCCTGTGTAATCATCACTATTATAATAACCATTCTTGGTTCCAAAGAACAAGGATAGTGCAACAAATGGTAATGCTGCTAGTATTAGGAATGTTTCAAAAATCATCTGCCTGGTATATAACGTTGTGCTTTTTGTGCTGTATCTTGAAGCATAGGCATGAGATCACTCTCTACTTTGCTAGTGATATCATCTATGACATTTACATCGAGGTGCATAAATGGAGGAATGATTCCAAGTATACGAAGCAATCCATCAAGGAATAAAGCAAGACAAGTGAATCCAAGGATCATGCTAATGATCGTTGCTTCACGATTATGTTTTGCCATTGATGCTTCATCAATCCGTCTTGCTTCCTCAACGGCTTCAGCAATCATTGCATCAATTTCTGCTTTAGTATAGCAGATCCTTTTAATGGTGTCTTCGGTCATCGAACCTCGAAGTTTAATTTGCGGATTTTTCTTTTCCGTCTTTGTTCTTGCCAAGCAAGATCTTGTGAAGTTAAACCATTAGATTCTTTCTCCTCATTAGATCTTACCATTATAATTCTATTTAAGTCAACAGCAGTTACACTGTCACCCGTTACAGTCATCATGTTAGCACAACCACACGATTGTGACTTTGAAGGGTGACTTTTAATTTCTTTATTACATTGTTGACATCTTACAATAAGCATTGTCCTTCATCCGTTTACATCTTGTGGGACAGTCATACCATCATACCATACCTTAAATGAATTTGCTGGCCATTGACCATATTGTGATGCATCACTTGTAGCACCACCATAAGACTTAGGTAATATATCCCTTTTTGTTGTTTGCTTACAATACTCTACCATAGCATCAAAAGTTTTATCTCTGAAAGATAATTTAGTTGCATAATCCCAGAATGGAGTATTATACTTTGATCCAAACTGGTAGTGCCAGAGAACAAAATTTTGTAACTGCTTTATATATTGTTTGGCAGAGTAAGCAGCTTGTTCTATTGGTTCATTCTTTGTAATTATGTAGTCCACAAAGTATCTTGCACACTCTACATATGCCTGAACAGAAGATGATTCTAAAGGTTCTAAGAAAAATAATCTATTCCCATTTAAAAATATCCTATCATCAATTATAGGATTCTTAGCAAGATAATTCTTATATTTTAAATGTTTTGTAACCTCTACATCAAACATTTCTAATAAATTATACTCTGCTTCTTCTTTCTGTGTTATATCACTATTGTAACAATAACCAACACAGTAATCATGTGATGGAGATTCTGAATAAGTGGGTATTACAAATGTCCAACCATCAGGTGTAGTAATATGCCTACTCCAAAATGCTTTTGTAGTATCCCATTTTGGTTTAGCAAGGATAGCAGCATTAGTAGGATTAATTAAATCATCATAGTTAGAAAAATCTTTAGGTTTTCCTCTACAATCAAACACATAATCTGCATCAACATCTTTAGGATCTATATCACCTTCTGTTACTTTAAACAGACCAGAATTTAACACATGCTTCTGCATTTCCCAAGGACAATAATGCATTGCCATACTATGAGCAGGGAATCCATGAAACAATTTATCATTAGATTGACCCCATCCTTCATATAAGATACCACTTTTAAATGTGGCATGAATAGGGTTATTGTACCAATTGAATCCAGTAGCAGACCATAAAAGTTTAGGAGGATCAAGGACACTTGCTTGCCCTACCCTCTCACAAGGAACATCTGGATTATAAATTAACTCTACTTCAAGATCTTTTTTATACCAAGAAAGATATAAAGCAGTTATACATCCAGCATTACCTCCACCAACAACACTAACTTTGGTCATCGAATGGTTCTAATGACATAATCTCTAGTCCTCCTGCTTTTTCATCAAGTTCAATCCATTCTTCAAACTCTGAGTAGATGGCACGGGCATCTTCCATAGGTATATCAGAATCAACTCTGTCTATAGACCATCTTCTTACCTGTGCTACAACTTCATCAGTCTTGTCCAGTTCCATAATAATCTTTTCGGAAGTATCTTGAGAGGATGTTACTATTGTAGTACTTCGGTGTTCCGTCGTCAAGTTGTTCCGTAAGCACTCCGTGGACAAAGAGTTGCCTCGTTTCTTCGTAGTTTGTTTTGCCAGCTGTTTTATGTAAGCTGAGCATAACTCTGCTAAAGTTACATCTACCCAGTTGTTGAATTTCTTCTTTAAGTTCTGGACAAGACCCATAATAATTTTTCCAATCAGATTCAGATTTTACTTTTCTTTTCTTTCCTTTAGGAGTTCTAAACTTCCAAAAATATTTTCTGCCGATGTATTCTCTCCCATTTTGGAGATTTGTAATACAGTAGACGAAACCGAAGAGATCATTAATATCGTCAGAAGTGAAATGTTTACCCTCATATAACCAGGGGTTTTCATAAATTCCAACTTCAACCATTTCATAATTTTCATATTCATTTTATTTAGTAATCAAACTCGTCAAGAATATCTAATGCGTTATTTAAAGCCAGTTGAGCTGCTTGTCTTTCTTGTGGTGTCCACATAGGATACCAACTATGATCATCAATCCCCTTCTTTATCTTAAGGAGTCGTGATTCCATATCTACTTTTTTAAGTCTGCCATTCATATAAGTTCTAAACCTCGAATCAGGCCAAGGACAACTAGCATATTTTCTTGGGAATATCATAGCATTATTTAACTAAAACTTACAATTTGAATCCACTAAATGTGTCCTTTTTAACATCTTGTTTGATTC